CAAGTCGGGTTAGGTTTGACCTAGGTCAGGAAGCAGCGCCACGGAAGTACTTGACGTGGCTTGTCTGCGGCAGGTTGCCATCCACGCGGATGATGCAGCGGATGGTGACGAGATCATTCTGGAATGCGTAGTCCGTGGACGATGCAACCTGAATGCCGCCAACCTGACGTGTGTAGTACGACGGCAGGTGACCAGCAAGAACCGACTTGGCCGAAGTACCAGGCGAAGCCATGTGGGGATTCTCAATCAGCGGATAACCTAGGAAGCGGTCAGGTGTGGCCGCGTCCAAGGTTGGGGTGAACAGGTACTCACCCGACGTGGATGCCTTGAGCGAGCGCATGGCGGCGATGCTGGTGGCGTTAGCCATCACACCAAAGCCGGGCATACGACGGGCTGCGCCATCGACGCTGTAGATGAGGCTGATCAGGTTGTCACCAGTGAAGGCGCCAGTGACCGCGGTGCTTCCGGTAACGCCTGACCCTGCCACGCTGGCAATGCCGTTTGGCTGGACTGTGCCGGTGCCAGTGGTGAGCACCGAGTTGGCACGGTAGCCAAGCTCGTTGCCAGCCTGCTGGGCGACAAAGCCAAGCAGGTCAACCGCAGAGTCGTTGATGAACTCATTGGAGACCTGCACCAAGAAGGCGTACTTGAAGGCGCCAAGAGTGGTCCGTGAGAAAACCGGATCTGACTCATCGATGCTTGCGGCTTCTGCTTCAATGCCAGCGGTGGAGAATGCCGAGAGCGAGGGAAGAACTAGGTTCTCTCCGGCTGCGGTGTTCAGTACCGTGACGACGTTGGGATCCAACATGGGACCAACCAGGCGGGCCTGATCAAGAACCAAGTCAGAGAACGTGGTGCGGGTTGGCGCGTTGCTCGAGCCGCTGGTGATGTCACGACGCTCGAAGTCGAACGTGTGGCCACGGATCTCGCCACGGAGAAGAGAGCGGAGAATGCTCTCATCGTTGCCAGCAGCAGGCGCTGCCATGGGACGCACTGCCGACTCGCGGCCTTCCATCGCCTTGGCGATGTCGGACTCACGGGCTTCAGCGGCCTGAACATCCTTGATGAACTGCGCACGCTCGTCAAGATCGGCGTTGATGCGGTCGTACTTCTGGCGCTCTTCAGCGGTGAGATCGCGGTTCTCGGTTGCTGCGAGATCAAGCATTTCGCGGGCCTCAGACCACGCACGCTGACGCGCCTCGATCTGCTTCGTGAGGAAGTCAGACAAGGGAATCACATCCATTCATTGTGTGTGTTTTTTGGATGCGCAGGAGGGGTAGCCCGAGCGGCTCCGCACGGGGTTAAGCATCTGGTGGACCGGCTCCGGTCTCACTCAGAAATCAGAGGGTCTTGAAGTTCAAGTCCAGTTCATCGCGCAAGCGGGCAAGGGTCACGCTGATGGTGTTGTCCTCGATCAGCTCGGGCACGGTCTCAGACTCCGGCGCCAACTTCTCCACCACTGTGGTGAGCATCGTGGCCTGATCTCGCGTGAGGGCATTGCCAGCCTCGAGTGCATCGAGCGCTGCGGAAAGAGACTCAGCATCCGCGCCAGTCTTGTCGGAGAGAATGTCAATGGACCTCACGGTGGCTGAGGTCTTCGCGTAGGCCGGGAAGCTGACCACGGAGACTTCATGAAGTCGGATGGCAGTTAGTTCCCGAGTCATGCCGTCATCACTCCAGCGGTCTCCACCAGGGGGAACGGAGAAGCCGAAGCTCATTGAGTCCACGACCTTGGAGCGCAGCAGCTCTGCCACGTCACGGCCTAGCGATGTCTGAGGGAGTGCGGCATCGACCATGAGACCTTTGGAATCTTCCACGAGAGTCATCGTCTTTGAGCGCGTGGACGCGAGTGGTTGCGAAGTGTCGTGAGACCAGAGCATCATCACGTTGTTCCTTGAGCGCAGCGACTTTCCAAACGCGCCTTGGCGGATGGTCTCAATGAATGGCAGTGGCTCTGATGGGGAATTGAATACGGCGGCGTAGCCGGAGAAGCTCATACCGTCTCCGGTTTCGCGGACCTCAATATCGTCCACGGTGATCTGGCGGGTCTCCACCTTTGTGCGCATATGTCTGCTCAATTCTTCAGGAGTCACTTGCTGATCGATGGCCCAGTCCCTAGCCCGGTAGGAATCATCGATGGGCCAGCCACCCCAGAGGGCGTGGGCGACCATGCCAGCGGTGGGCGGGTCTGTGTTCCGGTCTGTTCCCTCGAGGTCTGAAAGGTGACGCTCAAACCATGGGCCCATGCGGTCGGCCTTGTCTTGGGTAACAATTCCTCGAGACATCTGGCGGGCTTCATTGACTGTCTTGTCCGTCAGGCCATCTCCGCCATAGCCCTGAGCCAACCAGTCGAGGCCACGGCGCGCATTGTCCTGAAGCCACTGCGGAACGCTGATGGCACGAGACTCAGAGAAGTACGCGGTGGGCTGGTCTTCGCTGTCATCGGGCTGCCATGCGTTGCAGTAGTAAGCCCCGTTGACGTAATCATCCCAGCGCTCACACCAAGCCTTGTCGCCTTGGACATTTGATTCATCGTAGAAGTAGCAGTTCCCGCAGGCTCGGCCTTCAGGCACGTCTGGGGAAAGCGCGGGCCGGAAGTTTTGAGGAAGAGCGCGCTCGCCTCCCGGTTCCATACCCTCGGCCAGACTCACGGCCACCATCTGATCAATGGCGTCTTGTTTGGTCGTGTGGCATCCGATGACTTCGCCATCTTCTTTGATCGTGGCCCAGCCATTGCAGCCCTCTGCTTGGTCACTGATGAAGTACGGCATCAGTCGTTAGCGATTCTCAAGACAGACAGTTGGCATCCAGTGGGATTACTACAGGCCCACAAAGCGATGCCAGCAGGAAGAGTCAGTTGGACAAACTGGCCTTCATGAACCTCAAGGCCGGAAGCGCTGCCGACGCTTGAGGTCCCCAAATAGACGTGGTAGTTGGTGCGCTTGTCATCGTTGTGAACGATGACTGAGACGGACTCGTTATCGGGAGCGCAAATTTGAGTGCCTGCCGTGCCAAGCGTGAAGTGGGCAGTAGTCATCCCCATGGCTAGACCTGATATGCCTGAGACGGATCTTCAGGATTGATGACGGCAATTGGTTGCAGCTGCGAACTGGGGAGGCCTGAATGATCCATGGCAGGAAGTCCCAGCTGGGCCAAGACTGATGCAGGATCAAAGCCGGAGAAGATCAGGCGCTGAGCCATGGAAACCTTCTTGTCCATTTCAGTCAGATCAGCGGCAGAGATGTTGACGTTTGCCAGCGGCACACGGACCTGATCGCCGCCATCCACCTGCGGAAGATCCTCGAGCTTGCGCACATCGTTGACAGAAAAGAATCCAGCGGTCAGTGCTTGGCTGTAAGCGCTGAAGCGGGTCGTGGTGTCGCCACGTAGGAGCGAGTCAAGATTGAACTTCATGAAGGCTGTGGAGGGCAGCAAGGAGGAGTAGGCGGCCTCGAGGCGGGACACGATAGGAGTCACGGAGAAGCGCACCCACTGAATGGCGTTTTGTTCCACAGAGGCGTAGGACATTGCGCCTGGTGTGGTCACTCCCACCATGTGGGGCGGTACGCGGAACGCTCGGCAGATGTCTTCCACGGCAAAGGCGCGTGACGCGAGAAGCTGAGACTGCTCTGGGTCCACGCCAATCTTGTTGATCTTTGCGCCACCACCAAGAACACCAGGGCGGTGCGATTTGCGCAGACCACGGTGATGCTCTTCCCAGCCATCGACCAAAGACTTGGCCTGCTCCTGTGAGAGGTTGGATGGCGACTCAATCACAATGTCCGTGATGGAGCCATTGCCAAAAAAGAGAGCCGAGAACTCTTCCAATGCTTTGGCCAGACCCAAGGACTCTTTGAGGGAGTCAATGCGGGAGATGCCACGGATCTCTCCGGGCTTGCGCATTTCCGTGATGTGGACGATCTCATTGGATGTGAACGTGGTCCGGTTGTCAAAGTGGTATTCAATTTGGCGCGATGGGTTCCGACGGATCTCCACCTTCTTGGGATCCAGCACGCTCAAAGCCACGACATCACCAGCGCCATTGCGCAGCACCAGGATGAAGGCGTTGCCATCCAGCAGCAAGGAGACCAGTACCTGAACCACGTGATCTTGGCGTGAAGTGCCAGCGTCAGGAGTATCTACCCAGATTGGCTTGGGCCGGAACGGCACGCGCTGGCCATCAATGCGTTGGAACGTATCTGCCGGGAGGCTGGAGATCGTGTCCACGTAGATGCGCACGCAAGCGTAGACGGCAGTCAGCTTGAGAGCCTGATCCTGACTGACGCTAGCGCCAGACATCGTGCCTGCACCAGGGAAGTCATAGCCCGCTCCCCAAATGGATTGGTAAGAAAGGTTACGGCTCTCAGAGCCACGGAGGCGTCCTAGCATCACTCACGCTCCATGGCTAGACCAAAAAGAATTGCAAGAACACCAGCAAGCAGGATGCCAGCGGGCGGATAGATGAGGGCAGCGCCGAGCGCTAGAGCAAGGCCACCAGTGACCTCCATGCCTAACGCAATCCAGCGGCGCATGTGGCCTCCTAAACACTGAAGAATGACGGGACGGGAAGTTCTTTAGGTTGCTCTCTCGCGTGAGTGGCGCGATCAAAAGCGATGACGGCAGCAACGGCGGAGTCAATTTTTCTCGGAGATCCTCGATGCTCTTTCACAATGCGCGGGCCGAGACGGTCCACCTTGGTGGCGCAGTTATCCAAGTGGCGCTCAAGTGTGGGGTTGCCGTCAGTGCGAAGATTCTTGGAAACTACGGCGTCATAGAACTTTGCACATGCCGGGACCATGCGGGCTGGTGAAGTAGATGGGTATTCCACGATGGGAGCGCCAGCGGCTGCCAGCGCGTCCATGGATCTCTGCCAGCGGAACGGGTCAAAGGCCACTTCAAGGACGTTGAAATCTCCGCACGCTCGAAGGACTTCAGCTTCTACTTCTGAGATGTCCACGCGCCAGTCATCACGGTCAGTCACCTGCTTCTCCCAAAGGCGGAGAAGCCAAACCCTAGGCTGATCCTCAACGGTCACACCAACGATGGCGGTGCAGTCACCGGAGAAAGAGCCGTCCACCCCAAGGATGACGGGGAGATCATCCCCTACGGATGGTGGGGCGCAGGAATCCAAGGCAGACCATGAGCCGTTTGGCAGCCATGCCTGCTGAGATGACACAAAAGTATTCAGGCGCTTGGTACGGAACTCATTCTCTGGCGTGCGCTTCACAGAGGATTCAAAGTCTTCAGGATCTTGCAGATCACCAAAGCCGGGATTGGCTATCTTCCACACCTTGGGTGAGCGGTGATCAGCCTCAATGGGCGCTTGCCACCAGGCAGCAAAGAAGGACGGGTCCACGATCTCTTTGGCGGCCACCTGCTGGGCGTACTGATAGAGAGAGTAGGCAACGGAGTCTTGGCCAGTCTGATCAGTGCGCACGCCAGCAGTGGTGATCGCCAGAGTCAGAGCGTCATAGCGCGCCGCTTGTGCCAGCGTCATAACGTCCCAAAGTTCCCGATTGGGAGCGGCATGCAGCTCGTCATATAGGACAAGCGTGGGAGACAAGCCTTCTTTGGTGAAGGCCTCAGAGGAAAGGCAGCGGTATACCGATCCTCGAGAAGGAACCTCGAGCGCGTCACGGTAAGGCTTTACTACGGCAGACAACTCTGGAGAGTTCTCCACCATGGCCTTAGCTGAGCCAAAGACAATCCGTGCCTGGTCACGATCAGCTGCGCAGGAGTAGACCTCAGCGCCTCGAGGTCCAAGCAGCAGGCCATGGAGAGCGATGCCGGATCCCAGCGCTGACTTCCCAGACTTACGCGGCAGACCAATCAGCGCAGTCTTGTGTCTCAGCCTTCCGTCATCGCGGCGGGCAAAGAGATTGCGCAGCAGCTGCTTCTGCCAAGGGCGCAAAGCAAGCGGCTCACCAGCACGTCCCCCCACTGAATCCTTCACCTGTGGGCAAAGGACCTCAATGAAGGAAGCGACATCATCGCCTTCTGAGCGTTTGACATCGTTTGGCGGAACTGGGGTGATGATGGCCGGGGGCCATCCTTGGATTCTTGGTGCCATCGCAGGTGGCTCCGGTCCCTAGCGCTTGTCCTTCTCGGCTTGCATTTTTTCCAGCACGGACTGGGCCTTCACTTCCGCCAGACCCAAACGAGAACGGGCAGCAGGATCAAAGCCCAGCATCGAGAGCCATTCGCTGATCTCTTTATTCAGTTCCCGCAGCTGACGCCTTGACTCACTTGAAGCCTCAGCGTGATCCATCAGGCGAGCGCGTTCCTCAAGCGACTCCCGAAGCATGGACAAGCGGATGGAGTCAGTGGCAGCAAACCAAGGAGCACCAGCCTCCATGATGTGGCGGAAGACATCAGCGGCTTCTAGC